GTGTCATAATGCCAGCGAGCACAATATCCGGTGATGTCAGAGGCGCAATTAAAACGGCTTTAGCTGGTGTCGCTGCCAATGTTTATGATGTAGTCCCTGAATCTCCAGCCGTCCCTTTCGCGGCTATTGTTCCGGATTCCCCTTATATGGAATTGGAGACTATTGGGCGCAGCCCAACGCGAGTTAATCTAAATTATGTTATCTCAGTTGGCGTTGCGTATATGTCCAACCCAGCAAGTCTCGACAATCTCGAGAAATTAGTTATTAGTATTCTTGGCGCTCTATCAGCGTCCAAGTATGAGCTATCGACAGTCGAAAGACCTTCGGTTACTCAAATCGGTGTCCAAAATGTTTTGGTATCCGATATCCGCTTGAGCGTCCGCTACGAGCAAACTTCTTAAGGAGAACAAAGTGCCAACGACAGTAATTACCGGTCGCGATGTCACCTTTACGCTTGATTCAGCAACCTACGATGCTCAAGCGACATCAGCGACTCTTTCCTGCGATACCATCATTGAGACTTATCAGACTCTCGATGGCCGCGCATACAAGTCCGTAGATAAGCAATGGACTTTCACAATCGAGCTTCTTCAAGACTGGGGCGCAACCTCATCCTTGTTCGAGGCAATGTGGTCGGATGCTGAATCAGCACCTAACACCACACTCGCCGTCAGCTTTACAGCAGTATCCGGCGCAGTATTCGCTTTCAATGTCCTTCCAATCTTCCCAAGTGCCGGTGGCGCAGCTCCCGGAGCTTTGACAGATACTTGGACAATGACAGTAGTTGGAACCCCAACAGAGACCTTCAGTTAAGAGAAATAGGGAGATCGGGAGATGAAGTTAAACCTCACAATTAAATACACAAACGGCGAAGTGGAAACCTACACCGCAGGGCTTCCTGAGTGGGCTAAGTGGGAAAGGAAAACTGGTAAGTCGATCTATAAAATGACCGACATAAGTAATTACCAGCAGACCGACTTCTTATTCTTAGCTCACTCCGCTTATGTTAGAGCCGCAGCCGGCAAGCCGACTAAGGCTTATGATGTTTGGGAACTAACAGTCGATGAACTAATAATCGGAGACTCCGAAGACCCAAAAGCTACCCAGCCGGAAGCCTAAACCGGCTCTTAATAGAGCTGGCAATAGCTACCGGTATCCCGATGCCATATTGGGAAAACGCGGAAGACTTACTAACGGCGATTGAAGTATTGGAGCGAAGGAATGGCAAATGAGCCGATCTCTTATGATCGCCGCGAGCTTCGCTCTATTATGGCGGCTTTCAAGGCGATGGATGAAGAATCAATCGACCAAGCCAAACGCGAATCTAACGCCCTCGCACAATTCGCAGCCGACCGAATCAAAGTCACAGCAAGGACGCGCACAGTCGCGGCCGATGCCGTTCAACGAGTCGCTGATGGGGTTCGAATATCCAAGTCAAGCAAAATCGGAGAATTCTCTTACGGCTTTGCCTCTCAGCGTTTTTCTGGTGGCGGCACAACACAAATACTCTGGGCGGGTCTTGAATTCGGATCTAATCGTTATCGACAATTCCCTAGAAGAACTCCGACAAAGGGACGCGGCAACTCTGGCTACTTTATTTACCCAACCCTTCGCCAAATTCAGCCTGAATTAGTGAGAAAATGGGAAGATGCGTTTAGCAAAATACTTAAGAAGTGGGATGACTAATGGCCGGTAATAGAACCTTAAAACTTTCCATCCTTGCTGATGTCGATGACCTAAAAAAGAAGCTGGATACCGGCTCAAAAGAAGTCGAAGGCTTTGGCGGTAAATTAGAGAAGTTCGGCAAGGCAGCCGCAGCCGCCTTTGCCGTAGCTGCTGCCGCAGCTGCCGCCTACGCTGGCAAGTTAGCGGTTGAGGGCGTTAAGGCTGCTATCGAAGATGAAGCCGCGCAAAATCGTTTAGCCAATGCTCTTAGAAATGTCACCGGAGCTACCAACGATCAAATCAAGTCAGTTGAAGAACAGATTACAAAGATGTCCCTTGCTAACGGAATCGCGGACGATCAGCTTCGCCCAGCCTTTCAGCGTTTAGCAACAGCAACCGGAGACTTATCAACGGCTAATAAAAGCCTAAGCCTTGCGCTCGATATTAGCGCGGCAACTGGCAAAGACTTAAACACAGTAGCGAACGCGCTTGGCAAAGCCTATGAAGGCAACACTTCGAGTCTTGCGCGTTTAGGAATTGGCCTTTCAACTGCCGAGATTAAGACTCTCGGACTTGATGGCACTATGAATCAACTGGCTAAGACTTTTCAAGGCGCAGCCACAAATCAGGCCAACACTCTTGAGGGTCAAATCAAAAGACTTCAAGTTGCCTTCGATGAAGCTAAAGAATCGGTTGGAGCGGCACTTCTTCCTACGCTTCAAAATCTTCTCAACTTCTTTGTTAATACAGTTATCCCGCAATTTATCAAATTCAAAGACGCAGCACTCCAGCCAGTAACCAACGCAATTGAAAACAATAAAGAAGCGCTTACGACCTTGTGGCGCTTTATCAAAGACTTTGTGGTGCCGGTTATCATCGGCGGACTGGGCGATGCGCTTAAATTTATTGGCACAATAGCCGGTGGAATCATCAATGTCATTGGCGCAGTAGTTAATGGCATCAAGTCAGCTCTTAACTTCGCTATCGATGGCATCAATAAACTTATAGATGTCTATAACGCAACAATCGGCAGATTACCCGGAACTCCAGATGTAAGTCGCATCACTAAGCCATCCTTTGCCACACCTGCTACTCCAAGTATTTCAGCGCCGAATATCCCAGCACCTAGCTTTACTGGTGGCGGCGGAGGAGGCGGTGGATCAGTTTCCGGTGGAACAACTGGCGGGGGCGGTGGTTCTAGCACTACTACCCGGGATACACAGCGCGAAAACGCAAGCGCAAAAGCCGTAGCAGAAGTGATTGCCGATTTACGCCCTAACCTACCAATGTCAATTGCTGAGATACGAGCTAGAGAATCCGGCGATGTAATCAATTATGGTGTTAGCAGTTTAGGCGGATTGGATGTTGCTCGAGTTAGAGCTGGCGAAGAACGCTCAATAGTCATCAATGTAAATGCTCCAAGCATCATCGATGAGGAAGCCTTTCAGCGCACTATGGTAAATGCTTTGAATGAAGCTGCTAACCGGGGAACTGGTGGTGGCGGTGGAATTAGAACGAGCGCTCAAGTCTTATGACCCTATGGAATCCGGTTTATCGAGTAAAGGCTAACGGCACTAATGTCACAGGGATAACTCTTACCGGCTTTACGATTTCATCAGGTCGCAAAGACATTAACGCTTTTACTGAAGCCGGTTATTGTAATATCACTCTGATAAATACTAATAACACCTATTACCCTTTTACAGTAAATACCAGCATCACAATTGAAGTCCAAGATTCTAATGGTGACTGGGTTGCTTTATTCGGTGGCCGGATTTCAGATATCGCAACCGAGGTCAATTCAGCCGGATCAACGGCAGTAGTTACCCGAATAAATATTATTGCTCTCGGCGCTTTATCAAAACTTCAAAGAGCGCTATTCGATGGCAATTTAACTGAAGCCCTAGATGGCGGACAAATGCTTCAGCTTCTTCAGGATCTTCTATTAGGCTCTTGGAATGAAGTCCCAGCCGCCGAAACTTGGAACGATTACGACCCGACTACCACTTGGGCTAATGCTGAAGATGTGGGCTTAGGTTCAATCGATGCGGGCGAATACACAATGTCAGCTCGACAGATTACTGATTCTTATATTTCGCCAATTGCTAACTCAATCGCACAATCGGCTGGCGGTTATCTCTACGAGGATGCCTTCGGCAATATCAGTTACGCAGATGCCAGCCATAGGCAGGATTACCTTGTGGCTAACGGCTATGTTGATTTAGATGCCAATCACGCAATCGCCGCAGGAGTCTCCTCAGTATTCCGACAAGGCGATATCGTCAATAAAGTAACCATCGACTACGGCAACAATTTTAATAGTTCTTATACCGCTCAGGATGTCACAAGTCAGGGAACCTACGGGCTTTATTCAGAGCAACTGAACTCTTACATTAAAGGGCAATCTGACGCTGAGGACTTTGCTGATCGGGTTATATCTCTCAGAGCCTTCCCTCGCGAGCGATTCCAATCAATCACCTTTCCAGTCCATTCAACCGAAATTGATGACACCGACCGAGACGCTTTATTAAATGTCTTTATGGGCTTACCCATCCGCCTTAATAACCTTCCGCCTAATATCTCCCTCGGCCAGTTCGAGGGCTTTGTCGAGGGCTGGACTTGGCGATCAACAGTCAATGGGTTATTCCTAACGATTACAGCTTCTCCGACCGCCTATAACGCAGTAGCTCAACAATGGGCTCAAGTCAATGCGGCAGAAACTTGGAATAGTATCCTCAATACCTTAGAATGGCAGGACGCGATTGGAGTGATTAGTTAATGGCAAACACAACGAATTTCGGATGGGAAACCCCTGACGATACCGATTTAGTCAAAGACGGCGCAGCTGCTATGCGAACCCTGGGATCGGCAATTGACACTTCTTTCGTTGATCTTAAAGGCGGCACTACTGGGCAAAACCTCAGAAAAGCAACAAATACAGATTTAGATTTTACTTGGGCGGGAGATGCCACTAACACAGTAATTGATGCCGAGGGTGATTTATTAGTGGGAGACTCGGCTGATACTTTACAAAGATTAGCCATAGGAACAACTGGGCAAGTATTGACAGTTGATACTTCTCTTGACGGCAAAATCAAATGGGCTACTCCGGCTAGCGGCGGAAAGGTTTTACAAGTTGTGAGCGCGACTTACTCAACAGTCACAACGATTACTTCAACTTCCTTTACAGATACAGGTCTAAGTTGCTCAATAACTCCTTCCGCGACTTCAAGCAAAATTCTGGCAATAGTTACTCAGCCAATTTTTAATTCATCATCAACAACGAACACTGGTGGTGCTGGACAATTAGTAAGAGGCTCAACAGCTGTCTTAGTTTATGACGGCGCTTCGGGGCTTGGAATGTCCTATATGAAGGGAAATGGCATTTCTGATGTTAATCATTCGCACGTCATTAGTTTTGCTTATTTAGATTCTCCATCAACTACTTCGGCAACAACTTACAAAACTCAAATGCGAGTTAATGTGGCTACAAACAGCAATACAATCAAGGCTCAATTCGAAAGCGTTACAAGCTCAATGATTCTCTTGGAAATAGGTGTATGATGGATTATTTAGTCAAAGCAATTAGAAAATTGAAACCAACTGCGGAATTTTCTTATAGCAATGATGATTATGAGACAATTAAATGGGATGTTCTACAGGGCGAAGCGCCTACTAAGGCTGAGATTGATGCGGCGATTGAGGAAGTCAAAGCTGAAGAAAAAGCTGTTGTTTCAGCAAACGCGGCTAAACGTCAAGCGCTTTTAGACCGATTGGGCATTACTGAAGAAGAAGCAAGACTCCTTTTGAGCTAATGGCGAAACTTTGTATAGCTGGAATTCAATTAAGGGAGCAAATAGACGATGAATTTTCTAGCCGCGATCGCCGGAGTGATGGCTGGATTGCTGATTCTCGGCATATTGCTAACTCGCCTAATTCTGACCATATACCAGACAGCCGAGGAATTGTGCGAGGACTCGATGTAGATGCCAACCTCAATGATCATCCCGAAGCAACTTACGCACTTGTGGAGCAGATTAGAAAATGCGCCAAGCGCGGAGATAAGCGAATTAAATACGTTATCTACGATGGGCGAATTTCAAGCCGCATCCTTAACTGGAAATGGCGTAAATACAACGGCTCAAACCCTCACCGCTCACACTTTCATATCAGCTTTACGACCTTAGGCGATAACGATGGGTCTTGGTTCGACCTGACTGGAGAGAGAAATGAAAAGAGATTTAGCAAAAGCAGCCGAAAGCTGGCTAAAGACATTCCTAGCAGCAGCCCTAGCGACTTATCTAGGAGTCGGATTGGATGCGGAGACGATTCTCAATGCTGCCATTGCTGCCGTATTGCCGAGCATAATAAATTGGCTTAATCCATCCTACGAGCGCTACGGCCGAGTCAAGTAAATGGATGCCAATTCAATCGCGGCGTTTATCGCGTCCGTCCTCGGTTCTATTGGCTTACTTATTGCCGGACTTCGCTACATAATTAAACTTGAAAACCTTCCGCTGATTTCAAGACTCGATAAGTTAGAATCTACCCTTGAGATGGCTTTAAGGGAGAGGATGCCGAGTGCCAACAAGAAAACGCGTCGCTAAGAAGAAGCCGGTCAAGCGCCGGATTCGCCCTAAAGAGCCACCTACCAAACTTGATTACTGGGCTATCGCAGCTCAAGAAATTTACAAGTCTTGCCGTAATGCCGGTATGGATGAAGGCACAGCTCTCGCTTTTGCTATGGATCGCAGCTCTTGGCCTGATTGGGTGATTGATGCTAACGACCCTATCCGCAAAATTGGATGGGAAGATAGCGAGGAAGATAACTAATTTACTTCCGGGAAGTCGAACTCTTTGAGGCGCTGAAGGCCGAATATCCGGACTTAACGCCCTTATCAGCGACCGACCGAGCAGACGGCATAACCCACAATGCCTACATCGAGCTCAAGTGCCGTAGGACTCATTACGACCAGTTGATGATTGAGCGCCATAAGTGGGATTACTTGGCCGAAATAAGGGCTAGAACGGGCGCTAGGACGCTTTATATCAGCGCGACACCTAAAGGTATCTACGAGTGGGACTTAGGGGCTATAAACGCCCCTGAATG